GAACTTCTTTAGGAGGAGCAGGAGATTCAACAGCAGGAATAGTTTTTGGTGGTTCGGCACCTTCAATAACAGGAGCAACAGAAGAGTGGAATAATCCATCAAATGTGGTAAAAACATTAACAGATTAATATAAGGAGAAAACTATGGCAAAAACATATCAATACTGTGTAGCAGAAAACTGGGGAAAGGGTTTCATCGATCACGTTGAATCTCAAAGAATCACGTTTGCTGGCTATCCTGGTAATGTTTGGCAAGTTCCTGCATACAACAAACACGGTAATCTTTGGATTGCTAAGGTTGCAGGTACTGTAAAAACAAAAACAGAAGCACAGGCGATTGTTGATGCAGAGGTTCAAGCAGCGCAAGTTGCGTGGGACGCTTTACCTGATGCTGAAAAAGCACCAGCAGTAGAGACTAACCAAAGACCTACTGACATAACATTAGAGGAATAAAAATTTAAATGGCTGAGTATAAAGAAATACATGGCACAAAGATTCGGAACTATACGACTAATCCCGATAATCCGATACAGGGAGAGGTGTGGTATAACGAGACTGATAACGTATTAAAGTTTCAATATCCAACTGTAACTACAGTTGGTTCATGGAGAACTGGTGGGAATGTAAATACTGCAAGAATATTTTTACCAGGATCAGGTAGCCAAACAGCAGGATTAATTTTTGGTGGAGGCCTTCCTGCTCCTATGTCAGCAAATACAGAATCTTATGATGGAACTAGTTGGACAGAGGTAAACGATTTAAATCAAGCAAGACAAGCTCTTGCTGGAACAGGAACTCAAACTTCAACATTAGCTTTTATGGGAAATGCTGCAAACCCTACAACTTATGATCTTACAGAATCTTGGAATGGATCAAACTGGACTGAAGTTAACGATTTAAATACATCCAGATCACAAGGTGGTGCAGCAGGAGTTAGTAATACCTCAGCTTTGGCTTTTGGAGGTGGTCCACCTTATGTAACAATAACAGAATCTTGGAATGGAACTAACTGGACTGAAGTTAATGATATGAATACTGCAAGAGAAAATATGGGTTATAATGGAACTCAAACTTCAGCGTTAGGATATGGTGGTGGCCCTGTAAATTCTACTGTTACTAATACAGAATTATGGAATGGAACAAACTGGGCAGAACAAAATGATTTAAATACTACTAGAGCAAATTTAGGAGGAGCAGGAACTGATAATACAACAGCATTAGCAATTGGTGGAAGTTTAAACCCTCCAGGTGGAACTAAATTAGCAGCTGTAGAACAATGGGATGGTACAAGTTGGACAACAACAACATCCTTACTTGAAAATAAAGGTGGTGGTGCTGCCGCTGGAACAGTTGCAGCTGCTTTTACAGCTGCTGGAAGAAATATTGAACCTTCTGCAACAACAAATACACAAGAATGGTTAGGTGCAGGTCAAGCGGTTGGAGCTTGGTCTACAGGTGGTAGTTTAAATACTGGAAGATATGGTCTTGCAGGTGCTAATACTTCTCCGGCCCCCTCAACAGGTTTAGCTTTTGGAGGTTATACAACAACTGAATTAGCAGTTACAGAATCTTATAATGGGACGAACTGGACTGAAGTAAATGATATGAATACTGCCAGAAATTATTTAGCGGGAACTGGAATTTCAACAAACGCTTTAGCTATTGGTGGCGCCCCAACAACTGCAGTTACAGAACATTTTAATGGAACAAACTGGACGGAAGTTAATGATTTAAATACTGCAAGATCAGCTAATGCAGCAGGTGGAACTCATACTTCAGCATTAACTTTTGGTGGAGGTCCTGGAACTAAAAATGAAACAGAACTTTGGAATGGAACTAACTGGACAGAAGTTAATAATTTAAATACAGCAAGAAACGCTCAAGGAGGATGTGGATCTTCTAACACCTCTGCTTTAACCTTTGGTGGAGGACCACCTATAACAGCTGCAACAGAATCTTGGAATGGAACTAACTGGACAGAAGTAAACGATTTAAATGATTCAAGAGAATGGGTTGCTGGAGCTGGAGATGTGCCTTCAGCATTAGCTTTTGGAGGTTTATCTCCAGGACATACAGCAAACACAGAAGACTGGAATGGTGTTAGTTGGGTTGAAGTTGCAAATTTAGCAACTGCTAGAGGATATTTAGCAGGCTCAGGTAGTTCAACTGCAGCTTTAGCTTTTGGTGGAAATAATCCACCATCAACAGGACTAACAGAAGAATGGAGTGGCTCATCAACTACAACTAAAACGGTAGATACGGATTAATTATGGCAACATACAAAGAAATACGAGGATCACAAATTGAAGCGGTAGCATCCGATCCATCAAATCCTATTCAAGGACAAATTTGGTATAATACAACTTCTAATGTTTTAAAAGCTTTAGGTTATGCAGCAGGTTCTTGGAGCACTAGTGGTAGTATAAACAATGCCAGAGATACGCTTGCAGGATCAGGAACTCAAGATGCTGCTTTAATTTTTGGTGGACAAGCACCACCTTGGGCAGCAACAGAATCTTACAATGGTTCTAACTGGACTGAAGTGAACGATTTAAATACTGCTAGAAATGGTCTTGGAGGTTGTGGAACTTCTACATCAAGTTTAGCTTTTGGAGGTGAGCCCACAACAGCAGTAACAGAAAGTTGGAATGGAGCTAACTGGAGTGAAGTAAATGATTTAAATACAGCAAGATATGCTTTATCAGGTGCTGGTGTGTCTGGTACTTCTGCTTTAGCATTTAGTGGATCAAGTTCTCCTAATACTGAAACAGAAACATGGAATGGAACTAACTGGACTGAAGTTAATGATATAAATACTCAAAGAGCTTTTTCTGCAGGTTTTGGTACATCAACAGCAGCAATTTTTGTAAGTGGAACACCTTATCCAGGTACTAACGGTAATTTAACAGAATCTTGGAATGGAACCAATTGGACAGAAGTCAACGATTTAAATACAAAAAGATACGGTGCATATGCTGCAAAACAAAGTGCAACAGAAGGTTTACTGTTTGGTGGTTATACTACTTCACCTGTAGCTTTAGCAGAGTCTTGGAATGGAACTAACTGGACCGCAACAACAAATTTAAATGTAGCAAGAGCTTTTCCAGCTGGAGCAGGAACAGGAACAGCTGCGGTAGCTGCAGGTGGAGATAGAACAGTCCCAGGAGTGGTAGTTTCAGACGAATGGACAGGTCCGGGTCCTGTAACAAAAACATTTGACGACTCATAAGACTTGTAATATATTTTAGATAGTATATATAAGAAGGAACTATAAAGGATAAATCTATGAAAAAAGACGTTAAAGAAGTTATACAACAAGAAGAACCTCATTTAAATAATCTATTAACCCAAGAAGACCTGTCATCATTTAAAGGTATGGTGGACGAGCTAAGGGACACTTGGACCAAGAAACAAATGTTTCGAACGGAAACAGAAGCAAGATTTTCAGTATTACAAGATAATAGATATCCAACCAAAGCATCAAAGTATTGGCAGTGTGTAAGAGAACAATCCTCATACTTAGATAACTTAATGACATTATCATTTGACTATAGAAGAAACGAAGCAAAGATTAAATGGTTAGAAGGTAAAGTTGAAAAAGAAGAGGATGAATATAAAGCAACTAAGTATCAAATAGATTTAGACGAAGCTATATTTGCAAAAGCTTCTATGGAAAAAGTAGCAAAACACAGAATGAGAGAAATTAAAATGTGGTCTAAATTAAAAGGTGAATTTAATGATGGATCATTTAATGACAAAGATGTTAATCAACATCAATTAGAATCATATGGATTACAATATCACGAGAAAGCAAAGACATTAAATCAGAACTCATCAGAGTCTGAAATATTTAATGTAATGGGTCAATTACAATCACTACAAAGAATTAAAAAATCTGGTGAATTAGAAAGCAGTTATAAAGAGAAAGGACAAATTACCCAACATGACAAGCCCAAAGTTTGATTTTGTATTTTTAGGTCAATCAATTTTAAAGTATCAGGTTCCGTTAGATATATTTAATTCCATTAACTATATTTATGAAACTAATTATCATAATCTAGAACCGGCTAATGGACAGTTAGTAGGTAAAATAGAAAAAGAACATTCTTTATTTTACCATGGGGTTGATCAATCTAAGATGAAAAATCATAACATGTTACCAAGAGATGTAACAAACTATTTTTTAGAAATGTTTAAACATTATTTAGCATTTAATAAAATAAGAGATTATGACTTACATCTTAATTCTATTTGGGTTAATGAAATGAAACAACACGAATATAATCCAGCTCACATTCATAGAGGTATGTTATTTACTGGTCTATCAAGTGTAATGGTTTTAAAATTACCCTCAACATATGGTAAAGAATATTCAGCAGAACATATACAACAAAACGGTAGACTACAAATACTAGGTGCAGCTAATGGTCAATTTGCAAAGATAGATTATCAACCACCAATGAATCTTAGAGACTTTTATATCTTTCCATATGATATGAGGCACTGTGTATATCCTTTTAATGGTACTGATGAGATAAGACGAACTCTTGCTGCCAACTGTGATGTACAGTTTGATCCAATAAAAAACAGAGGTGCTAATTAATGGATAAACAATATTACATAGACAATCATATAGGGTTATTTAAAAACTTTATGTCAAACGAATTAATAGATGATTATACAAATTATTTTAATAAGTGTGAGCAACAAGGTGCAGTCTATCCAAGACGAGAAGATGAGACGCTAGTATCTGATAATGCAATCGATACTATTAGAGATACTAATGTTCCTATGACTTATAATAACAAACCTTTTATAGATATGTTTTTTAAAGAAGTATATCCATTGTATGTAAAAAAATATTCACATTTAAAAAAATTAGCAACACACACTATACTAGAAGTTAAGATACAAAAAACTAAAGTAGGTGAAGGTTATCATATGTGGCATTGTGAAAATGCTGAAATGAAGGCTAGAAATAGAATACTAGCTTTTAGTGTTTATCTTAACGATGTAGCAGAAGGTGGAGAAACAGAATTTTTATATCAAAAGTGTAGATTCAAACCTGAAAGAAATACATTATTAGTTTGGCCTTCACAGTTTACACACGTCCATAGAGGCAACCCACCTCTATCAAATGATAAATATATAATAACGGGATGGGTAGAATACGGATATTAATATGATAACAGAACCACGATGGCGAT